CACCATCTAATGCACGTCCGATAGCATCAATGACTATACCTTTGTGCCATATAGGGAACACGGCACGTCTATCTTTGATGTCGTACAGTAAGTTCTCGTGACGTAGTAACTCCCAGCGTGACACGAACCTACGTAAGTGTCCGTCAGTTGCATCCGCTGCGTTAACTACATACTCAGGGTAAACAAAGCGCTCTAACTCATTGTTATCCTTGAATGTTTCTACTAATGGTTTCACGAAATAGTTCTCCATTTCTGCTCGTGTCATGCCAGTTGATACTGCACCCTTCAAGCCACACGATAAGCTGTAACAGTTGTACATAATCTTACCGTCTTTCTTAGTAGCAGTGAAGGTGTTACTCTTACCGCACTGAGGACAAGCCTTACGTATGGATTGACCTTCAGCTAAGTCTAAGTCTTCTGTGTACTTATTGCTGTTACTCATTCATCCTTACCCTCTTGAGCTTTTACATTATCCCAGTACTCTTTGTCCTGTTCTACTGTGGTATAATAAGTATTCATAAAATGCTCAATACCTTCTGAGTGATAGTGCTTTTTTCTTTTATCGCTGCCCCACCTACCTGTAGTATAGTAGTAAGCGTAACGGGAAGAGTACATACTAGCAGGATCTTTTTCTTTATATATAAAGATTAAAGCCTGTTGCTCCCGTACAAAGTAAGCTATTTCCTTTTTATCTAGGAAGTCTTTCACATATTCTAAAGTCTCATTAGTATACTTCCTAAACTTAGGTTCTCCTTTTGAGTTCTTACCTACGTAAGTCCAACCATTGTTTCTCTCTTCTTCAAACGTTTTTTCTACCATCACTCCTTATCCTTCTTGAACGCACTGCGCTGGGCTAACGCTTCTGAAGCACCAGTATACGTGTGTCTGATGTAAGGTGTCAAGCTGTTTATGCCAGTGTGACCTGATACTTGTTTGATCTGTGTCACATCTACACCAGCTTCAACCATCTCAGTTATAACTGTACGCCTCATGTCCATAGCTGTAAGCTCATCAGGTAGTCCAGCCTCACGCTTGATGTCGTTGACGTGCTTGAACAGTGTCTCCTTAGGGTACGGCTTATAGGCTCCATCCGCTGCGTGTACTTGTGGTGCAACATATTGCTGGAACCCAAAGCTTTCTTTCTGTTGAACCAAGATGTGCAGTAGCTGGTCACTGATAGGTAAGTGTACATCAGCGCCACGTTTACTCTGCTCTAAGTCCATACGTTTCTTGTCTAAGTCTAAGGCATCCCATGTCAGTAAGCGTAAGTCACCTACACGCTGGCCCCACTCGTAGCCCATCTGTACAATCAAACCAATAGAGCGCCACTTCCATTGGCTGTACGCTGTCTCTAAGAATGTGTTAACTTGATCAGGTGTCCACAGCACCTTACGTGGTGGATTAGGTACACGGTTATCCATGAGAGGCACAGGGTTAATCATACGTACACCCTCATGCAAACCTTTATTGAACAAGATAGACAGGATGCTCACGATCTTGTTAGCTCTGTACGTACCACGCTTAAGCCACACTTCATAGGCTTGCTCAATAAGTTTAGCTGACACAAAGCACAGACGCTTACTGCCTAAGTCCTCACGTATAATTTTTAAGCACGACTCGTAATCTTTCTGCGCTGCTCGTGATAAACGTAAGAAGTTAGGCGACTTATAGTAGAACTGTACTAAGTCACCGATAGTAGAGTTGCCAGTTAACCTATTGTTTTTACTTACCATTTCCTTCTTGTCTTCCAGTATACCCAACATTCTAAGCAGTGTCCTTTTCCTATGACCATATCAATTAACCACACGATGTTTATCTTATTGTTCTTCTGCCATTCCCAGTTACGTGCGGAGAAGGTCTGATTATTCCCACCGCCTAGCACTACGTTAAGCAGTACGCTCAAGGCGATGAGTATTCTTTTCAAGTATGCTCGTAGCATTATCATTTGTTATTGTTACCTCCTTTAACTAAGAAGTAGATGAAGCCACCTATGTAAGCTATCAAGAAAGGTAAAACTATTTGTGTGCCTGGTTCCATGATGATTATATTATCAGAACAACGGGTAGTACATCTGGCCTGTATCAATCATGTGCTTGACATCTTCTAGCTCACGCTTGATGAAGTCAGCCTGATAAAAGTCACCCATCCATTCAGCTTCATCAATCTCACGCTGCAGGTTACTGTGGTAGTCATTGATAGGGATAAGTAGATCGTCCATGTTATTCTTGCTCCATATAATCGTTGTGTGCGTCAACACCTAAGTTGTGGTACATCTCACGTAGTAACTCACTAGCCCCGCTCTGTGGGAAGTCAGACGCTACGATAGCTTTAAGTCTTTCTATTATGTAGTGTACACATACTACTTTGTCCATGCTTGTACTCCTTACTAGCAATTAACATATCGGTCATGGTTGATGTAGTACGATACACCAACCTCGTAGTTGTCGTGGTCATACTGATACAGAGCAGCCAAAGAGTCAGCTACATTCTTGACTAGCTTATACTTCTCTTCATCATCTAGCTCATGGTTGTACCCAAAGTCTACAGGGATAGCTGTCAGTACCTCATTCCAGTGCTTGTATATGGGAGTACCACTGTCAGTTTTCTCACCTGTCTTTTCGTGGCGCTGTGTATATACAAACACTACTGCGTCATGGTGTTCCCACACTTTTACTTCTACTGTCTGTGTCTCGATTTTCATTTTAGTTAGTCTCCTCTTTCTTAGGTTTAGATTTAAGTACACGTATAAGTTGTACTATCCAGATACACTGTAGGTATACCACAGTAAGTGTTAATGTGTCAATAGTCCTTACGTCTACACCTATACTCGCTAGGATAACTATAGTGATTAGCATCAGGAAGTAAGCAAGCATAGGTGAGAACAATAAGATCAGCATAGAGTTAGTCCATCCTTGTTACGAAATACTCACCGTTAGGCAAGGGCAGCGCAAGCATAGCGTACTGATAGAAGTACACGTAGCCGTTGGGCGTGTTCATCTTACCTACGTAGGGTAGGTCAGGATCTTCTGGAAAGCTGTACGTACCGTCCTCTTGTACGTCACCCTTGAATTGGTACAAGCTACCAAAGCCGTAGCGCTCAGTCATAAACCCTACGATGTCCATGTCTGTGCCTAACAATATGTACTCACCTACCCAATAGGGTAATACGCCAAGCATTTCTTGTAACATTCCAGGATCTGCATCAGGGAAAGCTTTTGTGTTGATTGTTAAATTCATTGTACTTGTCTCCTTATATCAGTTGTAGTTGTTCAGGTTCTTTGTATACGTCTTCTAGTCTAGGGTGTAGTACATCTGAGAACTCTATGTCACAGAAGTTACCACAGTCAGGCATAATCATTTTACTTTGACGCCCGGCCTCAGGGTCAAGCTCATCTAAGAATACATTACGGATACAGCTATTGCCTACCAAGCGTTCAGCCTTAGCCATCTTGTCAAATTGTACTGGAAAATCCTGGCGAATCTTATTCCAATATCCCTTGCCACCTTTGACGCAGCCAATGCAGTTGTTATTGCTGTAGCCTAAGTCGTACATCTTTGGTCTGCGTATCTTAGCGTGACGTTCTAGGTAGTGTAGACTTTCAGGCTTGTTCATCTTGCTGTCAATCAAAGGGAACAAAGGCTTGGCATCAGGGTACTGCTCCTTGAATCTTATTGCTCTGTTGATCTCCTTCTTGCTGTACTCAAAGCCAAACACTTGGCCCTCATAATCTAGTTCTTTCTCTAAGCGCTGACGTACACGCTTCTTTAAGATCAACGTACACCTAGCACCTGCTGGGCCATTGACGTACTTGTCTTTGACGATCACATCAAACTGATCCTTGTACTTCTCAGGCGCACGTTCAGTTACGATCTCTCTACCGTACCATTCCTCGCACTGCTCCTTGAACCTTGCGTTGTCATCGTGTGCGCTATCAATGGCGAAGTAGATAGGCACAACGTTATCCTTACCGTACTTATCAATGGCTAACTTTGTAGCCACAGCACTCGTTACTCCTGCACTCCACCACGATATAATCATTGTGTTAGTCCTTTCATTATGTGTGATACTACGTCCACAGTCCATCCATTGCCAAGCATTTTGTACCGCTGCGTATTTGATACGTGGTTAGTGTAGCCCTCAGGTACTGTCTGTAAACGCTCGCACTCTAGCGGTGTTAGCTTTCTGTACTCAGTAGTACCCTTAGATACCTTAGGCTGTAGGTGTCCACCATCTGACGCTACAAGTGATGGACCTTTACCTGATGGATGATACACACGGTTGACGTATGCATACTTATCACTGATACCTGCGTCACCTACATGACACATACCATCTTTGCTAAACACTAGCTGTCTACGGTGCTTCTCAAAGTATGACTTGAGGTTGCCACCTTTGAAGTAATTAGCGTCAATGCAGTGTGACTTGTCACGGTCAACATGTCCATCTTCTAAGATGTCAGCAAGTACAATACCTTTGTCATCAGGTAGCTTATCTACTGGAATGTTTGTCCAATAGTATCGCTGTCTATTCTGGGCAGACACTAGGTTACTGTTGATAAAGACAGGCTCTACGCCCAGCGCCTCAGTGATTACATCCATGCTTTCCTTCTTCATCTTGACGTTCTCAAGTAAGAAATACTTAGGCTTGAGTGCCTTGAGTAGCCGCACATATTCCCAGAATAACTTACTACGTGGGTCATCAAAGTTAAGTTGCTTACCTGCAAAGCTAAAGCCCTGACACGGTGAACCACCGATAAGTAAATCAATATCTGGCAGACTGTCAGGATCTACGGCAGTCACATCACCTAGCTGTACAGTGTTAGGAAAGTTAGCTTGTGTTACCTTGATTGCGTACTTGTCAATCTCAGCTGCGTAATAGTTTTCTACTTGGATGCCTGCCCTTTGTAGGGCAAGCTGTCCACATGACATCCCGTCAAATAGTGATAGTACATTCATATCTGATCTATCCAATCATCTCTAGCTGTTTCTACTACTACACCAAACAAACGCTTGGCTGTGTCATCATCAATAATGTATTTCTTTACAGTTGTCAAGTCCTGCACTACCCAAGGGCGCTTACGTGCTCTAGAGTTGTAGCTTACAAGTGACACCTTCATGCCTTGCAGTGATGCAATCTTGCTTGTGTCTAAGCCCATCAGGTGAGCCATCTGCTCAAGGTCTTGTTCTTCTTTAGTCTTAGCGCCATCAAGTAAAACCTGGACTTTGTAGGTAGCTTCACCGCCACTGTAGCTACAGTTACCTACCTCAATAGTCACACCATTTATGTCAGCTTTGTCCAGTGCTTCTTGCATAGCGTCACGTATCTTGCGGGCTGTTGGTTTGTCAAACTTCATTGTTCTATATCCTTCTTGATTGCTTGCAGTGCATTGATTAGACCGTTAACTGTATCGTCGAACCTGATAGGGTCATAGTCTTCACAGTGATGTAGATCATCAATGTCTGCTATCTCTTGTACGTTTACAAAGTCACCGTCACTTGTACGTGTCCAGTGCTGGGCGATGGATATGGTACGCCCGTTATGACGCACCACGATATTGTTAAAGT